GTAGAATCAGAGTACTGGCCTCCTGATTATACGCATTGTGATACGATGTTCGGCCCCTGTCCATTCAAGATGGTATGCGAGGCTGACCGTAACATGCGCGCTGATATACTCCGACAGAACTTCATCATCGGTCCTGTATGGGATCCAACGAATAAAGATGTAGGTGAATAAATGGATGATCTGCGGACGACGAATGAGCAAGTGATCGATTTGATGCTGGTTGAAGCGGTGGCGCAGGCCCTTGAAGCGGCTGAGCCCAGCGAACGGATGCTGAAGTTTTTCAGGTTCAAGCATCTGCCGCCACACCTATCGAGTCTCAGCGCGTGGTTCGCTGAGATGGCAACACGGATCGCGGTCGAACTTCCGCCATCGGCTGAACGAACGGCCGGACTCCGCAAATTGCTGGAGGCCAAGGACTGCATCGTGCGCGCCAGATTGGAGGTGGGTGACGCCAATGTGTGATTACAGAGGCCAAGAGTTCGGCGCTAACTATCCAGACTCGGTCTGCATCGACGGCTATCTGTGGGATGCCGATTCTGGTAATGCGACGGTAGACGGTTGGGAATACACGCACGGAGGCGAATTGCCTTGCCCCGCCTGCAACGAAACCGAAGCGATAGAGCGATTGGCCGAACTGCTCGCCGATAACGACGAGGACGACAAGGCCACGCCAGAGAAGTATGCCGATGAAGCGTCGCGGCGCGTGCGGGATCATGTCGTGAAGATGAATCTCAAGTGGGCCGCTCAGGCGGCGCACATGGAGCAAGGTGAGAAGGAGTAGTTAATGATGACACGGCTAGAACTGACTACTCTGACGAAAGGAGAGCACTACGTAATTCGATGGGACCGTTCAGGTATCGTCGAAGTATTGTATCGGCAGAAAGGCAGAGGTGTGCATGCATTCACTGTGACGAATGCAGTCACGAAGAAAAGATACCATCTGCCGAACATGAGCACGCATCACTTCACGATTCTCAATGAGAATCAGTACGTTTGTTTGGGAGATTTACTCCCGAAAGGATTTCAAGATGTGGTATAGAACTGAAGACGGGCAACTACTGAATCTCGATCAAATCGTTGCAATCAAGTTCCCTAACCAAGAGGCAGGCATCACGAACTATATCTGCCTACTCTCGACTGGTCATGGTATTGTGGTCAGTGAAGCTGATGCGAACATGATATTCAAGTTCATCAAGGTTGTGAATGCTGTTCCATCAGGAAAGGCAGTGAACTAATGCCTACGATGGAGAATATTGACTTCAATGCAATGACTTATATGTTTAAGGGAGAACCTGGGACTAGGAAAAGTACTCAGGCATTAGGATTCCCCGGACCTCAGTATTGGTTCAGTTGGGATAGGAAGATGGGTGGTATCTATCTGCCCATGAGGAAGTGGGGAATCGATCCGAAAACGATTCACTACGATGACTACGATGATTGGACGCGCGCACGAGTCAAGTTAGAACAGTTACTCATCACCTGTCCATACAAGACTCTTGTCTTCGATAGTCTTACTAGTTGCGCAGACATGACTCTGCGTCAGACAATTCGGATGAAGACAGGTGCATCGAGGAAGTCAGGTCAGACCGCCGGTAAGATGATTGCAGGCATTGCAGTCAATGAAATCGAGGACTACAATGCAGAATCAGCCGCACTTCAGGAACTCATCGCCCTCTCGAAAGATGCAATCATGATGCATAAGGTTAACATCATCCTGATTGCACATGTGGTGCAAGCAGAATACAGGAATACAACCAACAACACCACCCATATTTCTCGCACCATCGTTACGGCGGGGAAGAAGGTCGCGCCGAAGATACCCGCGTATTGTCAGGAGGTCTATCACTTCAACATCGATAAGGGATTCGAGGCAGATGGTCCAACAAAGTATACTCTCTTGACTGAACATTCAGGAGATGACTTTGCACGCACTTCATTGCCTCTCCCATCGAAGATTGAATTCGGAGATAGATCGATTTACGATTCTTATATCATCCCTGCAATCAAGCAGGCGGAAGATATCAAGGTCGTGAAGTTCTGAGATTGCTTGCGTAGTGAACCAACAACCAACAACCGACACAGAAAAGGACCAAACAACAATGCCTAGAGTCAAATTCTCTGCCAAGGACATGCTACGTGGTAAGGTGGTCGAGCCCGCGTGGTATGTCGTTCACATCGACAACGTGGGAGAAGCACCGTCGAAGGATGGTGGTTCAACCAACTATCCCGTCGAAGCAACCATCGTGTGCAATGCTGACACGCGGGACACTAAGTTCGCGGGTGTGCCGTTGGAATGGAACTTCAATAGCAAGGCAATCGGCTTTGCTACTGGATTCCTTGCATCGTTCGGTGTGGAAGTGCAAGAGGACAAGTTCTACGACCTTGCTAATGCAACGGGCAGGGATTTGGAAGTGTTTGTCGAGACTGGTGAGTGGCAGGGTCGCATGAAGAACCAGGTCAATCACAAGTATCGTCCACTTCGCACGGCGTAGTTACTCACGTAGGTCAGTCCAGCGATAAAGGTGCGTATAGTCGAATTGTGTAAGCTGGATAATAAAGACCCGCACTACCTACACTCTTTCATCGAGACTAGGAGAGAATCACATGGCACTATACGAACTGTTTCCGGACCCACCTAATACTGATACGGAAGACGATAACATCGTATCAGTAGAGGAAGTCGAGGATGAAGACGAATTCGAGGATGATGATGATGAAGACGAAGAAGATGAGGAAGACGAAGACTCATCATCCGAAGAAGACGAAGAGGCTGAATCGGACGACGATTTGGACTCCGAAGACGATAGTTCTGAGCAAGAAGACGATTCATTAGACGAGTCCGGGGAAGACTAGTCTGATGATAGGGGGTGGCTCAACGCTGTATGTATACAGTACGAGCCACTCCCGTTTTTCTGGTGAGTAGTTAGTAAATGAGAGGATGCAATGACTGAGAACAGAGTAAAGGGAAGAATCATCAAGGTGAGCAAAGAAGGATGGGGATTCATCTCATCGAAAGAGATTGAGTTCACGCGCATCTTCTTTCACTGGACTTCCTTGAAACAATCAACACTAGGATTCAAGGAGTTGAAGACTGGTATGATTGTTGAGTTTACGCCGATGCAGATCGAAGGGAAGGGATGGCGCGCGCATCACGTAGACGTAATAGATAAACGGGAGAAGAAAGATGTCCCTGAAACCTCCGAAGAAGTGCCCGTGGTGCAAGTCGGATCAGAGGATGTTGGAGCCAGTCACGATTAAGATTTATTACTGTGATGTTTGTTCAAAGACATTCACAGTAGAGGATGAGGAAGAAAATGATGACAATGAGCGAAAAGGTGAAGAAGGTGGGGGAGATACTAAAAAAGAGATTCCCCAACCTCTCCGTTTCAGAACTCGTAGACCTCGCTTTTAAGATTGTCGAGGCAATCAATGACTAACGTAGAGAGAATCAAACAACTAGAGGAAGAGGTAAGGAGACTCCATGTTGCCTTCGTTTCTATGTTGGTATGGATGTCTCAGTCAGCCAATACGCCTCTCAATGCTGACGAGCTACAACGACTGGTCAATATTGCTGAAGGGACGGAGAATATCAATGAATGAATACACGCGCGACGTTCTGAGGGAAATAGTTCAGACGTGGACTGATGAACAACTGATGAACTATATCCAGGTGTTGGAGAATCGAAAGAAAGAAACTCACCTGATGATAGTCGATCTGAGTCAAATCTACCGGACCAGAATCAGGAAAAACAAGCGAAGGGCGTTAGAGAATGGTCCGAGAGGTGGTGTCTAATGGGTAGACCACAACGAACTGTTGAACAACTAATAGATGATATGACTAAGAAAAGTCTGCTGGGAGATAATGGATGTTGGTTATTCCAAGGTGCTAAGGATACTGGAGGTTATTGCTACGTATCATTCAAGAACAGAATGATATCTATTCATCGAATATCTGCTCATTATCACTGGGGATTTGGTTTGGATTCTTCAATGAATATTCTTCACAAATGTAATACGAGAAACTGTTGGAATCCAAATCATATTTACGAAGGAACTCAATCAGAAAATATGCTTGATATGGTAGAAGCAGGAATGCATCATGAAAAGAATAGAACTACATGTAATTATGGTCATTCTCTTGATGGAATAAAGAAGACAGGTTGGAGATACTGCACGATCTGTGACAAGATTTACAAGGAAAAGCACAAGAATGACTGAGAAAAAATATATTCCCGGTCTTGGTCCTGTAGGTGCCAAGTTTGTAATACTAGGAGAAGCACCGGGTCATGAAGAGTTAATACAGGGCAAACCATTTGTTGGTCCCTCTGGTAGGGAGTTAGACCGCTTACTATCTGATGCTGGAATACGACGTAACGATTGTTGGGTCACGAATGTATCGAAATATTATGTTCCACCAAATGAAGGCAGAAAAAGAACTTCTTTTGCAATAAGAGCAAGGAGTGCTGGAATAGACATAGACCAGCAGTTAGCGGAGCTACAAATTGAACTCAACGAAATTAAACCTAACATCGTACTCGCTCTCGGTGGGAGTGCTCTATGGGCGATGTCCGGTAAAACTAAAATTAGCAACTTTCGAGGTTCTATCCTCAGGGGTATGGGCCATAAGTTTGTGCCTACGTATCACCCCGCTCACCTATTACACAGCAATAACAATCAGGGTGGCGAAATCCGTGGTTACTGGAACAGACAAGTAATGATCTGTGACTTCAAGCGCGCATGGGA